CCGCCCACAAGGTCAAGTTGGCCGATATCGACAAGCAATTTGAGGATAAGGACGCGGGCAAGGGCCCGTCCGGTGCAGAGTCGGAAATTGCCCGGCTGCGCGCCCGGATCGCGGAAGAAAAGGCGCTCGCGGTCGAACTGGATCAGCGCGGCTTGCACACGAGCAAGCTGAACGAGTATGAGCGGCGTTCGGCCGAAATCGGCGAACTGCTCAAGGGGAACCTCAAATCCCAGGTGCGGGCCAGCCTGGAGCGTACCAAGGCGCTGGCGACCGAAGCCGGGGCGCTGATGCGGGCCAACGCTGAGACGAAGGCTTTCCAGGAATCCCGCGAGAAGTATTTCGCCAGCCTGGAGGATGGGGTATCCAAGATCGTCCAGGAAGCGCAAAGCGTTGAAGACCAGGTTGCCACCTATGGCATGAGCAAGGCCGCGCTGGAGCAACTGACCATTGCTCGCCTGGAGGAACGCAAGGCAGCGCTCCAGGGTTTCGACGGCTCCGAGCGCGAAGTCGAACTCATCGAGAAGGAAATCGACGCACGCAAGCGCCTGGGCGCCGCCATCCGTCAGAAGGACATCAAGGATGCTCAGAAAAAGGCGACCGAAGATATGGCGCGTGACTGGGAGCGAACCGTTGATAAGTATGGCGACGTGTTCCGCCAGGGCTTCGCCGACATGTTGAACAACGGTAAGGACGGTTGGAAGTCGTTCACGAAATCGCTCGTCACGACGTTCAAGACGACTGTGGCCGACCAGATCTATCGAATGTTCGCGCAGCCGTTCGTGGCAACTATCGTCGGCAATCTGGCCGGTGTCATGGGTGGCAATGCGGGGGGAAGTGTGTTGGGCGGCTCGGCCGGCGCCGGCGCTCAAGGCGCGGCCGGAGGCGGCTTGAGCTTGATGAACGCCTTGAGCGTGGCCCGCACTGCCTATAGCGCCCTGACCGGTGGCTTTACGGCAACGCTGGCTTCTGGCATCTCGTCCATCGGTAGCGCCATCGGGTCGTCGGCGGCGCAGCATTTCGCCCTGGGGATGACGGGCCAGGGGGCGAGCTTGGCCACGGGCCTTGCCGGCCCAACGACCGCTGGCAGTTCGGCCGCCGCCGCAGGGTCCATGATGGCGAGCGCAATCCCCGTGGCCGGCTGGATCGCCGCGGGAATGATGGTCAACCGCTCACTGTTCCGGGCAGGCTGGGACCCCGGCAATGGCACCATGGCGCCGATTGCCAAGTACAACCCCATCACCGGCCCGTCCCTGTGGACGGATAAGGCGCTGCGCGCGGTAGGGGTGAGCGGGGAGTGGGCCTCCATGCTCTCGGGCTCGGCGATCATCGCCCGCGCCTTCGGTCGCGGCCCGAAGCAGTACGGCGATACCACCATGGTGGGCGATTTCAACTCGCTCGGCTTCAACGGGTACACCAGCACGCCTTGGAAGCAGAAGGGGGGATGGTTCCGCAGCAACCGCAACGGGACGCAGATTGGCGCGCTGGACAACGACTTTCTCAGCGATGTTGGCGCTGCTTTCGAGCAGATGAAGACGAACGCTGCTGGCCTTGCGGAAGCGGTTGGGGTATCAGCTTCGTCCCTTGCCACCTACAGCGATCAATTCCGGATCAAGCTGACCAAAGATCAGGAGGAAAACCAGAAGCTTCTGGACGAGGCGCTGGCGAACATCGGCGAGAACATGGTTCGGTCGCTGGTGCCGAACATCGCCGACTTTTCCAAGGAGAACGAGACCGCCTCGGCCACGTTGCAGCGCCTGGGGGCAAACCTGGGGGCGGCCAATCGGGCGCTCAAGCTGTTGGACCTGAAGCTGTACGACGTGTCGGTGTCCGGCGCGGCCACGGCCTCCAAGCTGGTGGATGCTTTCGGCAGCATTGACGCGATGAGCCAGGCGACGGCCCAGTATTACCAGCTTTACTACTCGGAGGCAGAACGGGCGAAGTTGAGCCTGGCCGATATGGCTGATTCGCTGAAGGGCGTTAATCTGGCCCTGCCGAATACCATGGAGGAACTGCGCGGGATGGTGTCGGCGCTCGATCTGACGACCGACGCCGGCCGCAAAGCCTACGTGGCGCTTCTGGCTATCGCGCCGGAGTTCGCCGCGGTCATGGAGGCCACGACGCGCCGGGGCCAGGAAGCCGCCAGCAAGTTGCTGGAGGCATTCACGGGCCGTGGTGCGCTCGCGGGTGCCTTGGACGGAGCGGCGCTGAAGGCGCTGTTGCTCGCCGACTCGCTGACCCAGGTCGGCACGTCGACGGGGCAGATATCGCGCCTCTTCCTGGATCTGGATTCAGGCTTGCTCGATTTCAGCGCCTCGAACACCCGATTGGACGGCTCTCTTTCGGGGGCGCAGGAGGCCAGCTTGTCCCTGGTGGAGCAGATGGAAGTGCTGCGCAACACTGTCGGAGGCACGGTCATCGACTTTGCGGGGTTGGCCGGGGCGCTGGAAAAGGTGGACACCGATGTCTTCGTGGCGACCTTGACCGCTGCCTTTGAGCAGTTGGCCAACCGCATGCGGTCGCTGTTGGATAGCATCGCCAATGAGCGAATCGCGGTTCGCCAGGCAGCCCAGCAGGTGCTGGACCCTGGGGCCATGTCACCCGAGGCGATCCGCAAGGGTATCCAGGAAATCGCCACTGCCTTGCCCAGCAACGCTGGCCTGGTGGCCGCCGGCGCCCAGTTGAACTACGCCGATTCGGTGCTGGCCCAGAAACTGAGCGCCCGAAATTCGGCGGAGCAGTCTTACAACTCGGTCAAGGCGTCCCACGATACCGCGACGGGCAATCTTGACGCGGCCCAGCAGCGAGCCAGCGACGCCCAGGCGTGGCTGGACAAGCTGAACTGGGATATCTACGCGCCCAAGACGGTGCCGTACAAGAAAAAGAACTGGAAGGAACTGGACGAGGCGCGTTCGGTGGCCCAGGCGCAGCTACCAGCCGCCCAGCAGGCGCTTGCGCAGGCCCAGGCGGCGCTGGCAGCAGCCCAGGCCGCCGCGGCAGCGGCACCCAGCGCGGCAGAGGTGAGCCGGCTACAGGCCGCCTATGCCTCGGCTGTGACGGAGGCCGCCAGCGCGCAAGCCGTGGCGACAGAGGCGGCGCACAAGGCGCGCACCGAGCAGACGGTCTACGCGGATGCCTTGCAGAAGTTCGCCCTGGATGCCAGCAAGTCGGTGGGCAAGCTGGGAGAGCTTCGCGCGGAGACGCTGCGCTATTACGAGGCCCAGAAGGCGCTGGCGAACTTGCTCGCGGAGGGAGCCAAGGGCCTGCGCAAGACGGTGAAGGACTACCGCGTCAGCCAGCTGTCGCCGGAAGATCAGTTCGCCAACTTGCAAGCGGACTATGCCAAGGCGTATGCCAAGGCCATGGGCGCGGATGGGGAGGAACTTGCTGGCTATGCCGACGAGTTGAACAACCTGATGCTGCCCATGCTGGAGGCAGCGAAGGGAGCGTTTTCTTCGGATGAGCAGTATCAGGCGTTCATCGCCACGGCCTTGGCTCGCGCCGAGGCGGTGGCAGGACGCATGGATGCTGTGGCGCCGAAGGACTACCAGAAGCAAAGCCTGGACTTGCTGGCCGAGATCGACGCCAAGCTGCTGGAATTGGAAAAGTCGGCACTGTCGGGTGACCAGGTGCTGACTAACGCGATCAACGCCGCACGTGATGCGACGGTGAACGGTCTGCGGCAAGTGGTCAACGCCTTGACCGGCAGGGCGGTTGCTGCGTTTGCCAAAGGTGGTTTCCACACTGGCGGCTTGCGGTTGGTTGGCGAGAACGGTCCGGAGTTGGAGGTTACCGGGCCGTCTCGGATCTTCAACGCCGACCAGACGCGCGCCATCCTGGCGGGTGGTGACGACAGCCAGATGCTGGTGCTGCTGCGGGCGCTCCTGCAAGAGCAACAGCGCCTGCGGGAAGAGGTCGAGAACTTGCGCATCGAAGCGCGGGCGACGGCCAGCAATACCGGCAAAACGGCGCGGCAGCTGGACCGCATCGAGGCCGATGGCCTGGTTGTCCGGCCAGATGGTGTTGAGGCCCTACGTGTGGAGGTCACGAACGGATGAAAGTAATCAAGCCTGTTTCCATAGGCCGCGATCAGTTGGTTTCGTCCAGCGTCTCCGAAGACGAGTACGCCGCCTACAGCCCCACGACCGATTACACGATGGGGCAGCGGGTGGTGTACGAGTCCAAGGTGTATGAGTGCGTCCAGACGCCGAACAAAGGCAACACGCCGGGGGCGGCGCCGCTGTATTGGGCGCTGGCCGGGCCTACCAACCGATGGGCGATGTTCGATAGCGAGGTCAGCACGCAGACGATTGGTGACAGCCCGTTGCGTGTGGTGGTGCGGCCTGGTTTGGTCAACAGCCTGGCACTGCTGGAGCTCGTTGGGACGAGGGTTCATGTCGTCGGTCGCGACGGTTCGGATGGGCCAGTTCTCTACGACACCGAACGCGTACTGGAGGGGTCGATAGTGACCAACTGGTACGAGTACTTTTTCGAACCGTTCTCACCCCTGACGGAGCTTGTCCTTACCGACTTACCGGCCTATGGCAGCCTGCACCTGGACGTTTCCATCTTCGCACCGCAGGCGCAAGCCGGGTGTGGCGCCATGGTGTGCGGGACCGCCTATTTCATCGGCGAGGCGGAATACGGCGGCAGCGCGGGCATTGTCGACTACAGCCGAAAGGAAACGTCGGAAACCGGCGTGACCACGTTTCGCAAGCGCCGTTTCTCGCGCCGCATGTCGCAGCGCCTGTGGCTGGAGGGGGCGCGCTTTGCAGCAGTCTATCGACTGCTGTCCGGCCTTCGCGCTACTCCCTGCGTCTGGATCGGCACGGACGCCGAGGGCTACGGCCCGTTGACGGTCTACGGCTTTTATCGGGATTTTTCCATCGATATCGCATATCCGATGGTGAAGTTCTGCAACCTTGAAATCGAAGGACTTACTTGAGATGGCAATTACGAGTCTGCCTACCCCGCCCAGTCGAAGCGATCCGGAGAATTTCCCGGAGCGGGCGGACGCCTTTATGGCTGCGCTACCGCGCTTTGCCACCGAGGCCAACGCGCTGCAAGAGCATGTGAACGAGGCCGCGGCGACCGTCGATCAGGACGCCACCGCGGCAGCACTTAGCCGCGATGCGGCCGCCGAAAGCCGGAACCAAGCGGGGCAGTCCGCTCAAGCGGCCGAGGCGGCGCGGCAGACGGCCGCTCAGAAGGCCGGAGAGGCCGGCGCGAGCGCGCAACTGGCGCAGAAGTGGGCCGAGAAGATGGGGGCGCCCGTGGAAGGAGACGGCTTCTCGGCGAAGCACTGGGCCGAGATTGCGGCGATGGGGGCGGGTCTGCCTGTCTATATGTCCGGCAGTGTGCCGTCCCAGAACGTTGGCCCGATCTACATCGTCGGCCAGGGCAATGCGGAGTGGGACGCGACGACGGGACGCTATCGCGTTGGCTCCGATATTCCGGTGGGGGCTGTGGCTTGGTGGCCGCTGCGTGCCTCCATCCCGGCCGGCCGGATTCCCGCAGACGGTCAGACCATTTCGCGCGCCACTTTTCCCGACATTGCCGCCATGGTGGCGGCTGGCACGGTGCCGGTGGTGTCGGAGGCCGACTGGCTGGCCGATCCGCTCAAGCGGGGCTGCTACACGTTGGGCGATGGCTCCACGACCATTCGCGTGCCGGACTACAACGGTAAGTCAGCGGGGAGTTTGGGGGTGGTGTTCCCCTCTGGCGACGGTTTGGACTCTCCTGGTACGGCCGGCTTGATTCAACTTGACGCCTTCCAAGGCTTTCGGGTTGGGCTTACCGAAACTACCCCGCTTGGGCACTACGGCATCAACGCTTCCTCTCTAAACCCCGGAGGGCTGAGTGTTGCAGCACTACGTGCAGACATAACACTGGCTGCAACAGTCATTTCTGACGGGGTGAATGGTACGCCGCGAGTTAGCAATAAGACGCGCCCACAGAGTGTGACTGGCGTTTGGACCATCCAGGCTTTCGGCGCCATCACCAATCCGGGCAGCGCGGACGCCGCCCAACTAGCGAGCGACCTGGCGACGCTACAGGCGGCCTTCCAAAGTGAATTCGGCTTCGTGGTCATGTATCCCGGAGGGTCAGCGGCAACGCCGGGCATCATCCCCGCCAACACCCAGATGGTGGTCGACAACCCATTCGCGGGGTATGCGGTGCATGTCGAGGTGGAGCACAGGATTGATCAGCAGTGGTTTAACCCCGGCTGGTACTGCATGCTGGACCGTAGCGCCAGCAGCAGCGACCCATATTTCGCATGGGGAATTCGCGCGTCTCACAACATCCAGACCGACAAAATCGTCGTCTCCTCAGGTAAGACGGGGACCGCCACCATCAACCAAGCGCTGTCCGGCGGTTCATTCAGCGGCGCTATGCCGACCAACCAGACCAACGCCTATTTCCGCCTTAAGGTGTGGAAGCTCAAAGGAAAGCCATGACCGACGTATACGCAATTCCTGGTGACGGGCTGCAACGTTGGGGCGGCGACTGTCCTCCTGGTTGGATAACGATGGAGGGGCCGCGACCGGGGGAGGGATTTATCGCCTCCGAAAGCGGGGTGTGGGTCGAAGCGCCGCCGGCTACGCCCGCGCCGGTCTCGCGCTACCAAGGCCGCGAGGCGATGCGCCTCACTCCATATCCGAAGGAAGGGCGGCCGGACTGGACGCTGTTCGATGCCTTCGAAGAGCTGCTGAACGATCCGGCCACGCCGGCGTACTACCGTCGCGCCTGGGACGAGTTGCTGGCGTTCGAATGGGGCAGCGCCATGCTCCACGCAGCCGCTGACGTGCTGGGGCTGACGCAGGAACAGCGCCTGGACCTTTTCCGCCTGGCGGCCGCGATCAAGGCATAGTGCGAGACTTTCCCCCTTAGTGTTTGAGTGCCCGCTTCGGCGGGCTTTTTTCGTCCATACGGGAGAGGCAATCATGCACACCGTCAACAGGAGCAGGGAAATTATGGAACCGAGTTCCACGGGTTGGGGCGGCTTGGCAGCCCTGAAGGGCCTGGAAGGTCTGGGAGGGCTGGCGGCGGTGAAGGTCGCCATGGCTTACGGTGTGCCGGCGGCAATCGCGGCGATTCTGGGGCTTCTCATCATGCCGCCGCGTACTGGCCGCGAGTTCACGGTACGCACTATCTGCACGGTCGCATGTTCGTTCATGTTCGGCCCGGCGCTCGCCGGGGCGGTCATTGCCTGGAAGCCGGGGTTGATGGAGGCCATGACGTGGCTGGCGCAGCACGGCGCCGGCAGCGACGACGCACTGCTGGCTAAGTTTTATGTGCTGGGGCCGAGCATGTTGCTGGCGGGGTTGCCGGCCTGGTGGGTGCTGGGTGCCTACATGCGCTGGATGGCGAGCATGCGGCAAAAGGGGCCTTTGCAGTGGCTCGCCGAGGTACGGGCCAAGCTCCTGGGCCTGCGGTCGGGCGGGGAGGGCTGAGCCATGGATCTGAAGAAGATCATCGATACCGCCGTCAGCCCTGCGCTCGCGCTGCTGCCGACGCGCATGGACACGCCGGGGGCGCGCGTCATGCTGTTGGCGATTGGCCTGCAGGAAAGTCGATTCACGCACCGCCAGCAGATCGGCGGGCCGGCGCGGGGCTTCTGGCAGTTCGAGAAGGGCACCCGCGCGAGCCGTGGCGGCGTGTGGGGCGTGTTCCTGCACGCGGCGAGCAAGGGCCACTTGGCGGCCTTGTGCAAGGCCCGCAGTGTGGCTTGTGACCCGGACGCGATCTATGCCGCGCTGGAGTATGACGACGTGCTGGCGGCCGGAGTGGCGCGGCTGCTGCTGTGGACCGATCCCAAGGCGCTGCCGGCTATTGGCGACGCTGACGCCGGATGGGCGCTGTACCTGCGGACCTGGCGGCCGGGGCGCCCGCATCCGAAGACGTGGCCGGCGCTGTATGCCCAGGCCTTGGCTGCGGTGGAGGTCTGACCATGCCCGCATTCATGCAACGGATATGGGGCTATGTCGTCGCCGCGGCGGCGACGGTTGTCGCGGTCGTGTTGGTCTATCTGCGCGGGCGCAGCGCTGGCCGCGCGGATGAGCGTCAGGAGCGTAACGACCGAATCAACGAACAGGCGGCGAAAGCCCGCCAGGAGGTGCGCGATGTGGAGGATGAAGTGGCCCGTATGGACGATGACGCTGTTTCTGATCGGCTCAAGTCTGGCTGGGTGCGCGGCCCCGGCCAGGGTGGGCGTTGAGTATTGCGACCATGCGCGGCCGATCTACTTCGATTCGGCAGCTCAGGTTGAACGGACGCCTGCTCCTGTGAGGCGCCAGGTCTTAGAGGGCAACGAAGCTTGGAGGCGGCTCTGCGGCGTTTCATCCTGGCAGTGACCCACCCCAGCGTGCCGCGGCGAGGCTACGGCAGGAGAAGGTTGATGCACAGTGACACCCCGCCCACAATCGCGGCCACGGCTGATGTCCAGCCCACTTTGGCAGCCGCACGAAACCAGCCTATCCCGGGGTCTTTGTACGGGCGACTTTCCACCTGTACGTATTCCTCCCAAGACCCAACGTCCCGAACATTTTTGGCGCGCTCCTGGGATGCGCGGGCCCGCCTGTCATAGCCGTTGGCTACGAGCCAGAAATCCAGTACTGCGAACACCAGACCGGCCATAAATGCGACCAGCGATAAGCGCATGCCTGATTGGCTAAACATCGCAGCAGCGCCCGCAATGCCGGCGACGTTGATTATTGCCAAGTGCTTCACTGTCTCCATCGACCAGTTGCTCGCTGCCGCCCAGGAGTTCTCGGCGTGGACGTTCCATGCTCGATGAGCACCTTCCACACTCGAAGCGAAATGCTGTAGGTTGATGTGCAAGAATTCGACGCCTCCTGCACCCCCGTACGTTGAGAACCAGTGCTCGGCGACGCGCATCATGGCGGCAGGGTTTGCCTTGTTCTGTGCCGCCCAGCGATACGCCATAGATTTAGCATGATCGATAGACTGGATTGGCTCGCTCAATGGAGGCCTCCTGGGGTTATTGAGAGTGACGGGAACGATAGCGCGTTTTGAGCGCCTGTCAGGTTGTAATCCACTGCATCCACCATCCCTGGTAGTAGCGCACGCCGGCGATTTCCTCAAAGCCGACCACCATCATGCCGCGGTCTGACGCGAAGGTCAGGAGTTGGGGTTCCAGTAGATCGGGGATGGCGCTAGGAACTGTGGCGCCGAACTTCGCCAGCGCGTCCATAGTCATGCGCGGCACGTGCCGGTTCAGGCCTTTATGAAGCATGGAGTACATCCGGACCGTGCCCACGACGGGCTGGCCTGGATCGTTGTCGCGGCGGCGTTCGCCGAGGTGGTGGGTGCGTAGGACGCAGCACTGGAATTGCACGATCTTGCTCGAAAAATACTGTACATATATCCAGTATAATTCGCCCTCAAAGCGGTGCAATTAGGCCCCGATTTTGCCCGTTAGGGGACGGAACATGGCAGATGTGACGGACTGGCCGCAGAGGGATGAGTACTACTGGGCAGGGCCTGGCGGCTGGACCATCTGCCGGGTGTTCGCGCAGAACCGCTGGCAGTACGAGGTCTGGGCGGTGAACGGCACGCGCCACGGCATGGAGCCGTCCCTGGCTGCTGCGATCACTCTGTACGACAGGGTCAAGCCTGCGGCATAGGCGGCACAGGCTCAATGGCGTCGGGAAGTTGGTATTTTGAGTTTCCGACCTCTTGCCGCACAGGGTGCCAGGTAAAGGCCGTTTCCGGTAGGCCATGCTCCAGCAGCTGAACCGCCTGCGTGGTGGGAAATTCCGGGTCTAACCAGTGGATGGCCAAGTCGGCGGGTAGCGCTACTGGCCTGCGGTCGTGAACGTCGATTATGCCGCCAGCGGTGTCGTTGGTGACGATGGCGAAACCGTGGGCCTCGTCCTTGTCCGCGCCGGGGCGCCAGTTGCTCAGGGCCGCGAAGTAGAGGGGCGCGCCGTCGGCCGCGTGTATGAAATACGGTTGCTTGGGCGGCTTCGGCCCATCGGCCAGGGGCTTCCATTCGTACCAGCCATCTGCCGGCACCAGGATGCGGCCGCGCGCGGTGAGCATCTTCCAGGGCCAGGCGCCGGCGAGGATCTTGTCCAGCCGCGCGTTTGACATGAGGTACTTAGAATTGTGCGGACGCCAGCCCCAGGACAGCCGCTCCAGTTCGAACTCGCCGGCCAGCCGGTGCATTGCTATTGGGCGCGTGCCTGGTGGGATGTTGTAGCGGGGGCCGGCCGGGTCATCTAAGACGCGGCGAGGGTTGGGAAAGATGCGCTCGACGTAATCGAGCGGCCCGGACTTCTGGACGATGCGACCGCACATCATGCGCTCCTAACCAGGGGGAAGGGGGCAGTCCGTTACTCGGAGTCTATATCCCGGTCTTGAGGCGAGAAATGTAAAGCCACTCCCATGTGCCGAACGTAGACGGCTGACCCGGAACCTTCATGATTGTGTTGCGAGTGAAAGGCTTGGTCGGAACGCGGTGACGCGCATGGGGACGTGACGAGCGCAGGGCGTCGTGCCTGTAGTCGCTCTCTCCAATTGGCCATTACGCGAGCGCAATTCCCCTTCTTGACATATACGATGACACCGCCTCGATTGGCGTTAGCAGTTCCTGGCAAATACCGCGTGCACAGCTGCTGAAATCCCTTGTACAAAACCTTGTACGAAGAATGGATCTTCGCTTCACCAAACCAGCTGAAGCCCAAACGAGAAACGAGAATGTCGACGTGTCCGCCGACCTTCGATTCGTGAGTGACGGTGTAGGCCAACAGCTGTTTCAACTGTCCTACTATCTCTACGGTGAGGCGGTCTTCGCTATCCGATTGCCGGAGCTCACGGTTCGCTTCCAGGTACTCGAAACAAGCATCTAGATCTTCGTGGAGCACGTTGACAAAGCTATCGTAGGTATCAGCAGTCAGACGTACCAGCAGTCTGTTGCCTCCCGGCAGGAGTTTCAAACTCGATAGAGGAAGATTCTCAATGCTCATCGCGCCGCACCGATGAGTTGCTTGGCTTTGTCGGAGATAACAAAGTGGGTGTAAATATGATCGAGGGCATTCGGCACTACTTCACCTGTCCAAGGTGAATAGAAGTCGGCCCCAGCCATCACATTGCGAACTACCTCATTGGGAATAATCTCTTCCTCATCGTCGGCAATGTATGAGAATTGAGCTTCAAGAATCGGAAGCCTATCGCCGGTAAGGTATGTGATGACCGGTAAACTATCCTCGGCGCTTTCAAGTCCCGCCATTCTGCCGATAGCGGCGAAGCTGATCCTGCGCAGGTCGCACGCTTGAGCGTGGGTGATGCTACTCAAGATGGACAGGCAAGCGGAGAGGATCTCGACATTCGAGTCGAGATCCTCTCGTATTCTGGCCTCGGCATCGGCAGGGTTCATTACGTTTCGCGCAATCGCGCGACAGTTTGGTCGAAGTCGATTTTTCCCGAGCAGTTTCCAACGATGGCATAGTCGATCCGTGCGTCTATGTCGCCTGCCATCGAGAACTTGCCGGGAAGGGTGACGGAGGGGAACACTGAGCTTAGCTCGCCGCTCCATGTCTTTTCAATGGAGTATAGGTCTGTCGAATCGATAGCCGCTAGGCCCTTCCGATGGAACGGCTCTACTCGCAGATCATCCTTTCGGCTTCGCATCCGTTCCTGCTTTACAGAGTTGGTCCCGGTCGCGTGGCCCAAGTTTCGTACCTTCCCGTCATTGTCATCATAGAAGGCCTGCACTAGTCCGAATAGATTCAGAGGACGGTATAGGTGCTTTTGTTGGTTGGGAGGCGGGGGGAATGCCGTGTTCAGCACATCAATGTAGTACTTCATGAATTGGATAATGTCGCTTTCGGCGAGCGGCATCGGGCAACACATGTCGATATGGATCTCGATCCGACCGTTGGGTCGAATCACGACCGAATCATAGGCCTGCACGTAGCCAGACGTCACTCCGATCACCTCGTCATATGATCCGAGGGCTTGCGACGCGGCGGCTGTTAGCGACCCTACATCGATGGTCTTTCGTTCTCGATACGCCCGCTTGGAACACGCTATTAGGCGAACGCTATTGTCCTCGGTGTTTCGCACGAATTTGACGAATTCGGCGTTCCAACTACTCCGCTCAAGCGTGGAACGGTCAACTGGGAACGGAAAGGACGCTGCAAATACGCTTTGAGGGTTGACCAGCTTCTGGCACGTGCGAAGCATCACACTAGCTACGGAGTGCGGTACCTCAAAGATAGTCAGTGCTCGATTTCCATAAAGAATCGATGCTTTATGCGCTTCTTTAGCGCCGGCTAAAGCTGGTTGAAGATCTTTGTGGGTCGGTGATATTGCTTGGTAGCGCTGAATTAGGAGATCCCAACCTTGAGCGGTAGGGACACCGAACTTTTCATTCAAGATTGCGCGTACCGTGCCAAACGAAAACGAATTTTGCCTGGCTCGGGTTGCGTTGAGATACTTTATAAGATCAGCCTGATCCGCAAGCGACATATTCGAAGTCTCCTAATATATCGAGACTTTACTGTATGTCACCCTTATTCCGCTTGTGAGCGTAGATTTCAGCGTAGGTTTAACTTAGACCACCAGGCATGCCCTATGGAGAGTACCTATGCATCATGGGGGTGTGGCCCGCGTGGGCGTCGGCGGCGGTATTTTGCAGTGCAGAATTCATGCCCGTGATTGTATCGGGGCGGGCAAGTCCCCGCCGAGCCGTCGCGTGGCGATTTGGCGGCGGGTTGCGATTTTTCGCATGACGGGGCACATGGACGAATGATGTGCACACGAAATAGGCTGAATCGCCCCGAAACCGGCTGAAATCGCATTTGGAAATGGATGCGCAGTTGCTCGCGGAAAATGTCGCTATGGTGGTCGCCTGGCCGCACAACAACGCGGTGAGATGACATCGACCTCCACGCCATCGGGAACAAAATGAAAGTCAAATCCATGCTGTCTTTCGTCGTGCTTTCCTTGCTCGCCGCCGCGGGCGCGCAGGCAGACAGCTGCCGGGCCAATTACCAAGGCGGGGAAGATTGCCGGTACGACGATGGCACCACGTCGTCGAGCCGCTCCAACTACCAAGGCGGCTTCGATACGACCTACAGCGATGGCAGGACCTCCACCAGCCGGAAAAACTACACTGGCGGTTTTGACACCCGCTACAGCGATGGCAGCAACTCCACCAGCCGGTCAAACTACACCGGCGGCTACGATACGCGTTATAGCGACGGCTCTTCCTCTTCAAGCCGGAAAAACTACACGGGCGGTTACGACACCCGCTATAGCGATGGCTCCTCGTCTTCCAGCCGGAAAAACTACAACGGCGCGCTGGACACGAATTCCCGGCGCAGCAAGGACAGCAAGGCCGATACGCGCCGGCCGGCAGGCGCCCGCTGATTGATGTTGGTGTCTGACACCGGCGACGGCCACTCGGCCCTGCGGGAGCATGGGGCGTAGCGCGCATGGCTTCCAAGATTGCGTTCAGCGGCATCGCCGGCACATGCGTCATTTAGTAACGGTCGTATCTTTGTGGCTGCGAATGACCCATAGTGCGTGCAGGGAAACTTTTCCCTGGAAAATCTAGGACTTACATTGAAGATTGAAACTGGTATTGTGAAGTGGTTCAACAACGACAAAGGCTTCGGCTTCATCATGCCGGAGCTGGGCGGTAAAGACCTCTTCGCGCATTACTCTGAGATTCAGGGTAGTGGCCACAAGTCTCTTGAAGAGAACCAGCGTGTGTCGTTCGTCGCCGGCCAAGGACAGAAAGGTCCTCAGGCGACAATGATCAAACCGATTTAAGAACTGGCTGGCTTGCCTTAAGGCAAGCGGGCTGGCACCTAGCA